TCAGCTTTCCCGAGGTTCGACTGCGCCAGTTCTCTGGGCGCGTGAGTCCTTGCGTGCTGAGAGCATGAACAGGACTGAGGCGGCGGCGAAGAAGCCGATACCGACGCTCATGCAGGCCAGGACTGTGCCGGAGGAGGCGTCGGCGATCCGAGGGATGCCGTTGACGAGCATGACGGCGTAGACGCACAGGAGGCCGTAGGCATGAAGTCGCAGCCCGGCCTGTTGCTTCCGCAGCCACGGCGGAGTCCAGCCTGCCAGTATCCCCACCGGCACTGGCAGCATGAGCGCCGTAGACACTGCCAACGCTATCCAGTGGTACAGCGGATTGCCGTTCAACCTGCCCCCTTCGTAAGTGATCACCAGCATACGGAGGGTTCGCTAGACCCGTCCATGTCAAACGGCGCGAGCTGCGGCAGGGGGCAGAAGCGCAAGGAATTCGGCCTGCCGCTGCACGCGGCTACGCTCGAACACATGAGCGCGCCTACTGAAGGGCTGACCCTGGGGGCCGTCAGCGCGATCGTCGAAAAGAAGATCCTCACCGACAAGATCAGGATCTACCGGCCTGGCACGCCGGTCTTCAACCCGGACACTGGCCAGTACGAACCCGGTCCGCCGGTCACTGTTTATGAAGGCCCGGGAGCGATCTTCCCCGCGAACGGGCCAGCCGTCGTGCTGCATCTGGCAGGGCAGGCGTACGTGGACGACACCGCTTCCCGCTACCGGCTCATGACACCGCTATCTGCCCCGGTCGCATCACGGGAGGACACCGTGACCGTTGTCGACGCCGACGATCCGGCAGCTTTGGGACGGACCTGGCGTGTGATCGACATTGGGGAAACGTCCACGCTGAGCATCGTGAGAACGACATGGGTGGATCAGAACACCCAGGTGGCTGGGCCATGACGACCGGCGTTGATCCAGAGGAGGTGCGCCAGCACCTTGAGGCGAAGCTTCTCGTGGACACTGTGCGGATATCGCGGCCAACTGGAACTCCTGTCCTGGATCCGCTGACGGGGCTGGTTGGCCCGACGCCCGCCCAAGTGATCTATGAAGGGCGGGGCGCTGTGCTGTCCGGGCACGGGCAGGTCGCCGCAGAGGGCATCGTCGGTCGTCAGTGGCTCGACGACACCGTCTCTTGGTACCGCTTGCTTACGCCGCTGGCCGCACCAGTGCCTGATCGCTACGACCAGGTCGCGGTGACGGCTGCTGCTTCGGCGACGGCAGCAACGGCTGGTCGTACCTGGCAGGTTCTCGACCCCTCGGAGGCATCCACCGTGGAGGTTGTCCGCGTGACCAGGCTCGACGAAATCACCCCTCCCTGAACTCGCGTGGCGGCTTGGCGCACCCATCACGCCTCGCGCGAGCAGGGAAAATCGGCGGTACCTCCAGGTCGATCTATGGTCGAAGAATGACAATCAGCGGTGGTGAAACGAAGCACGCTGTCCGCATCGAGTCGCGCGGATCGAAAGCCGCGATATCCGTAGACGGGAATGACCTTTCGGGGGTAGTCGCCGCATACACCCTGCATCACCAGGCGGGAGAAGCAGCAACAGTCGTACTTCAGCTGTCCTCGGCACAATCGACCACGCAGTTCGACGGGTACTCCCGTGTCGTGATCGGCGTGGATCCGGACCCTGGGCCCGCCGCCGCCGCATTCTTGTCGGCGATTGATGCAGGTGAGCTACAGAAGGCCGCGCTGGCACGACCTGATCTGGACGGAAGCCCCTACGAGATGACGCGGGCCATGCTGGCTCAACTGGCGGAGTGGGCGAGGGGAAGATTTCAGGTAGAGGAGTCCGCGTAGATGCCCGCCCCCCTGAACCCCCGTTCCGGCAGCTCCTCGAACGCGGCCGTGATCGCCGCGCGGCTCGATGCACGGGCCGCCGCGGCGTTGCCGGCCGTGGCCCGCATCGTGCAGCACCATGTGATGCTGCTGGAGACGGCGATCAAGGCGAACGCCTCTGGGCGCCCGGGGCCGAACGCGCCAACAGGGGACTACCGACGTTCGTGGACGCACGAAGTTTCCATGACCGGCGCGTCTGTGACCGGCGTTGTGGGCACGAACAAACCACAAGCCCGGAGGCTCGAATTCGGATTCGTTGGGCCCGATACTCTCGGTCGGATCTACAACCAGCCCCCGTACCCGCACGTTGGGCCCGCCGTGGAGCGCATCAGGCCACTATTCCTTGCCGCACTCGGAAGAGCGGTGTCTGAGGAATGACTGTCTCGGGACGCATCGTTTCGTTGGCCCTCCAAGCAACGATCGCTGCCAGCACGGGGCGCAGTTGCGGATACGGCACGGCACCGATCGCCAGTAGCCTGCCGACCGGTGCGGCGACGCCCTACAGCGTCCTGTACCCGCTGGGCTTCCCGACCACATCCGGCCCACCGTTCGGGGATGCCACCGCAGATGCCCGTCTCCTCTATCAGGTCACGTCGGTGGCGACGACGGCCGAGCAGGCGGAATGGATGGCGGACAAGGTCCGCTCCGCCGTCCTGGCTCGGAGTTCGGCGGGGCCAGCGGCCTACCCGATCACGCCCATTGGGTATTCCGTGATGGGTCGTGAGCTCGACAAGGAGGAGGGTTTGACGGTCGCTGGCGGCGTATACAGTTACGTACAGCGGTTCGCTTTGGACGTTACGACGCTCAACAGCTAGATCCGTACCTCACCGCGGAGGCTTCACGCGGACGCCCGACTCCTCGGTACGGGCCGACTCCCCTTGATCTGTTGGGGACTGGCCTGCCATACCGTGCAGGTCTCCGGTCCCCGGAGAGTGAGAGTCGCGTGTCAATCACGCAGCAGCGGTTCATGCGCCGCGGCATCACCAAGTTCTTCTTCCTCAAGGCTATCGCCGCTGCCTCGAACGTCCCGATCCGTACCGAGCTGGCGGTCGCCAACGCCACTGAACTGTCTGGGGCGATCAGCGAGATCGAGGGATGGGCGCTGGAAAATTCGCCTATCGACACCCCCGATATGGGATCTACGTTCGCCACGACCATTCCGGGCGAGGACAAGGCCGACAACAGCAGCTTCACGTTTTACGAGGATCAGGTCAGCGACACCATCGAGCAGTTGCTGTCCAAGGGGACCGTGGGCTTCATCGTCATCCTGCGCAAGGGCGACGTACCGGCCAGTCGTTCCATGGACATCTTCCCGGTACGCGTCGGCTCGCGCTCCGCGTCGTACTCGGCGAGCAGCGAGCCGGCCAAGTTCAAGTGCTCCTTCGGGATCACAGCAGTGCCGACGCTCGATGCCCCCGTTCCGGCTGTCGCTGGCTGATTCGGGGCGCGAGCAGATGACGACGAAGCCCGCACCGCCTGCCGCCGCTGTTGCCCGCGACGCGCACTGGGCGGCGAAGATGGCCCGGCTCAAAGGCCGGGAACTGCCTGAACGGTCGCTGCGTCTCTGCGACGACGCTTCGGCCAAGCAAGCCGTCACAGAAGCCGCGTTGGAGCTGGCGAAGGCCCGTACATCTGCTGCGAGCGATTCGGTCGAGCAGGGTGTGGTCGAGGACGAGCGGGAGGATTGGATCGCCGCCCGGCCAGCGATGCTTGTCGCCGAGAGTCGGCTTGAGGCTGCTGAAGCCGCGCTGCGCGATGTCACGATCACTCTGACGTTCCGTGCGCTGCCCCGCCCGGTATGGGCTCAGTTGCTGCGGGAGCATCCGCCGACAGAGTCCCAGGCGGACCAGGGCATGGAGTACAACGTCGAGACCTTTCCGGCCGCCCTGATCGCGGCATGCCATATCGAGCGCGACGCGTCCGGCGCAGAGGTTCCCGGCATGACCGTGGCCGAGGCGCAGGAACTGCTGGACGAGTGGCCGGACGGCGAAGCGAAGGCCCTGTTCTCGGTCCCGCTGCTGGTGAACCAGACGATGCGGGCGGACCTGGGAAAAGGCTGACCGCCGATCCGGGATTCCGGGCGGAGCTGGAGCTGTGCCAACTGAACGGCATCCCACATTCGCAGTTCACGGGCGCCGGTGACGGCCGCTGGTCGGCGGCGGACCGGTCGAAAGCTCTGGCCTTCCTCGCCTACACGCGCTCGCTGTGTGACGGCTGCGGCACCCGTCCGGCGGAGTGGCAGGAGGAAGCCGACGGTGACCGGTTCGCCTACGTCACCGAATCGCACCGCTGCCCGGGATGCGAGCTGATCGCGATGGAGCAAGAGCAGGTGCCGGATGGTCCGGAGGGGCGCGGGGTCAAGATTGGGCTGCGGCCCCGGAAGGACGCGTGACCGGTGGCTGGCGCCTACAGCCTCTACGTCAGTATCACCGCCGGTGTCGGCGGGCTGGTCTCCGGCCTCCGCACGGCCGGAGGGCAAGTGCGTGCCTTCGGCGGGCAAGTCACCAGGCTCAACGGTGACCTCAATGCCCTTGCGGCCAGATCCGAGCGCACCCGGCGGGCGATGGCAACGGGATTCGCCACGACGGGATTGTTGATCGGCGGTGCGCTGGCGCTTGGCGCCAAGAACGCCATCGAGCTTGAGAAGCACATGGCGAACGTCATGACAATCTCCAAGCAGATCAACAGCACCAACATCGAGGCGTTCACCGATCAGATCGTGCGCCTGTCCACGGAGCTGCCCCAGACCGCCAGCCAGCTGGCCGAGGGCCTGTACCAGATCGTCTCAACTGGCTTCGACGGCGCGGACGCCATGACGATCTTGCGCGTCGCGGCAAAGGGTGCCTCCGCCGGCCTGACCGACACGGAGACGGCGGGCCCGCGCCCTGCTGGGCGTGCTGAAGGCGTACGGAATGGATGCCTCACAGGCCAGCGACGTCATGGACATCATGTTCCAGACGGTCAACTTCGGCGTCATCAGCTTCTCGGAGCTGGCCCAGCAGCTGGGCGACGTAGTGCCGATGGCGGCCGCGGCCGGCGTGAAGTTCGATGACCTCAGCTCAGCCCTCGCCGCGATCACCCTGGCCGGTATCCCGGCGGCGGAGTCCGCGACCGCCTTGAACATGCTGATGACGCGGATGATGAAGCCGACGCAGGAGCTCAGCGACCTGTTCAAGGAGATGGGCTACGAGTCGGCAGCCTCCGCGCTCCAGCAGGACGGCCTGTATGTCGTCATGCAGAAGATCCGCGACGCTACTGGCGGCACCGCAGAAACGATTGTTCCGCTGCTCAGGGACATTCGGGCAGTCCGCGCCGCTCTCGCGCTGGGTGCTGCTGAAGGGGACAACTACGCCGCGACGTACGCGGGCATCTCCATGGAGATCAACCGCGCGCAGGCTACCCAGAAGGCTTACGACATCCAGCTCGATACGACCTCTGGGCAGTGGCAGATCTTCCGCAACCAAGCCACGGCACTGGGAATCGACCTGGCGCGCGCCCTTCTCCCGGCGCTCCAGACGCTCGGTGAGTACCTCGGTGTCCTGGCGGGGGCCATCAACGACCTGCCCGGTCCAGTCAAGTCCCTGGCTGGCGGGCTCATGGCGCTGATGGCGGTGGGCCTCCTCACGAAGGCCGCGTTCATGAAGTTCGGCGCGCAGCTGACAATCTTCCGGACTGAGCTGGCGGCGGCGAGGGCGGGTGGATCCATGCTGCCTGCGGTCCTGAGCGGTGCAGGTATCGCGGTGGCTGGCTTGACCGCTCTTATGGCGATCGGCATCGGCATCTACGCGGCGTACTCCGCGTCAAAGCAAAAGGCAAAGGCCGCGACCGAGCAGCTGGTCGACGCCCTGCGCTCGGAGCGCGAGGAGGGTGAACAGGGCGCAGGACTGCGCAAGCTCACCGAGCAGCTGACCGACAGCGATGACGTGAAGAAGCTCAAGACCGCCGGGGTTGACATCGCGGAGGCGCTGGATGCAATCACCAGTGGGGGTGAGAAGTTCAAGCGGCTCAAGGGCGACCTGGACCAGCAGGCGAGCGACTTCAAGAACATGGCCGGATTCAAGGCCACGTACCTCGAGGATGCGGCCGACGTCCTGAGCAAGCAGCACAAGATGTGGGATTCAGCCGTCCGGCAGGAGAGCGAGCTGGCCAACAACATGGCCATCGTCAACTCCAAGATCGCGACCAACCGCAAGCAGCTCGCCGGTGCGTGGGACATCACGCAGATGCTGCCGACCGACAAGAAGGGAGCCGTCCAGTTCACCGACGAGATGGAGGCGATGGGCAAGGCCCTGCGCGCCATTGTGGACCCGGCGAAGGCGTGGAAGGACGCTCAGGACAACGTCGCTGAAGCCAACCGCAAGGCCGGCCGGTCGGCGGACGCCAGCAAGGCAAAGCTCGCCGACTACGTCGCGGAGCTACGCAAGCAGCTTGTGGCGCAGCGTGACTTCCAGAAGAACCTTGGCGTGCTTGCTTCACAGGGCCGTCTGGATCTGGCCGACCACTTCTCAACGCTGGGGGTGGACTCCGCGCCCATCCTCGCCGAGCTCGTCGCCCAGTTGAAGAAGGGCAAGGGCAAGGTCGCGGACGAGTTGCAGAACATCATCACCGAGTCCGCCGCCCGTTCGACGCCAGCGTTCCGGGCAGGTCTGGAGCAGCTTCCGGCGATCGCCGCGAAGTACGGCCAGATGACCGCCGACGCCTGGGCGGATGCCGCAGCGACCAACGATCCCGGCAAGCTTGCTCGGGTTCTGCAACAGATGACGGTGACGGACCTGTCCACGGCTGCCAAGAAGCTGCCGCAGGCCCTGGAAGGACAGATACGGCAGGGCATGAACGTCCTGACCACAGTGTCGGAGCGGTTCGGCAAGGAGCAGTCGCAGGCCCTGGCCCATGCGTTTCTGACCGGTGACCTGGCTGGCGTACGTGATCAACTGGCCTTTCTGTTCGGGGCGGATCAGCCCATCCCAGCACCGGACCTGGCGGCCGTGGTGACCGCGTTCCAGACGGCAGGAAAGCAGTCCAACGCCGAGTGGTCGGGAATGCTCGACCTGATCGCCGCAGTCGCCCAGAAGAAGGGCAGCGCCGCAGCTCAAGCTCTCACTGCCGCCCTCTTGTCCGGAGATATGGCGGCGGTGAAGGCGCAGCTCGACGGCATTGGTGCCTCCGTACAGCGGATTCCGGGCGAGAAGACCATCACGGTCACCGTCAACAGACCTGCCTCGGTCACCATCCCGTTCTTCGCCCGGCTCCAGCCGATTCCTGGGGACAAGGACGGCAACGGGATCCCGGACATGGTCCAGGCGCGCGCGTCCGGTGGAGTGGTCGACTACTTCGCACGCGGTGGCGTTCGGCGCGAGGAGCACGTTGCCCAGATAGCTCCTGGGGGCAGCTGGCGCGTATGGGCCGAGCCGGAGACGCAGGGTGAGGCGTACATCCCGCTGGCCGCGTCGAAGCGAACGCGTTCCCGCGCCATCGCTGAGGAGACCGTTCGGCGCCTTGGTGGCCACGCACAGTGGTACGCGAGCGGTGGCCTGAGCGGCGTCAGCTACAAGCCGCAGCAACTGTTCACGCTGTCGGGCATTGCCAGCGATGCCCGAGACAGCAAGGGCAACTTCGACCTGGGCGCATTCGGCAGGAAGCTTCACATGTCGGTGGCGACAGCCCGCCGCTGGCGCTCAGACCTCGCGACGGTGGCGCGGCGCGCGGGACAGGATGTCTCCGACGCGCTGGCGGACATGGGTGAGGACGGGATCGCTCTCACCCGGAAGATGGCCACCGGTTCCGGCAGCTACGTACGGCAGATGGCCGCTGACCTGCGGGGGCTTGCGGCAGCGTCAAAGGCATCGCTGGGAACCTTCACCGGGCAGCTCAAGAAGGCGGTCCAGGACCAGATGGCGTTCGAGAAGAACTTGGCGACCCTGGCATCCACCGGTTACAGCGATCTGGCGAAGCTTCTCGCCGAACAGGGGGACCAGGACGCCGCTGACCTCGCCGACCAAGCAGTGCGTGATCGCCGGACCGCGAGCACCGCCAACGCCGCGGCGCGCGCAGCGAACGGGGTGGTGCAAGGCCAGGATCTCCCGGACCTTGTGGCGATCATCAGCGCGGTGACCTCCGGCAAGGTCGGACTGCACCAGGTTGCGGACTCCACGGGCCTGTCCGAAGACCACATCATCGAGATCGCGAACCTCGCTCTGACCCGGATCCGGGCGGCCCTCGGCTCGAAGGGCACCCGGTTCCTGGCTGATCTCGCCCGCGCGAACAAGGGCCTGTCCTACGCCAACGGCGGTGTGCTCACGCCGGGCTTGTACGCCTCTGCCGGCGGGATCGTGAAGTTCGCTGAGCCGGAGACGCACGGCGAGGCGTACATCCCGCTCGGGGCTGCGAAGCGGCGCAACGCGACCGCGGTCCTCCAGGACGTCGCAGGCAGGTTCGGCTACCAGCTCACCGCTGGCGAATCCTCCGCGCCCCTGCGCCTGGTCGACGCACGGCCTGGCGGCGGCGTGAAGGTCGTCGTTGTTCGCGAACAGGCAAGGTCCCTGGTGGAGAACATGCCCATCATCGTCACCGGGAGCAGCCGGGATTCCTCCGCACAGCAGCTCGGCGGAGAGATCATGCGCCACCTGCGCAACGCTCAGCGCGGCGGGAGGATCTGATGACCGATCTCAGCCTGTGGCAGATCGACTTCGCTGGTGTTGTCCTCGGCCCTGGCACGCCGTTCATCGTCTCCGATGTCCAGGGTCTGGGGGCCGCCGAGCTGCGGACCCAGGACGTGCTGAACCCGTCCGACGACGGGGCGTTCCCCGGTGTCGACCTGTACGCCTCGCGGTCGGTTCGGATCGAGGCCGGGATCAGTACCCCTGGCGATGCCGAGGTCAGCCCTGAACTCGTTGGCTCTCCTGGAGGCTGCTGCCGATAACCCAGCGATTCGGCGCACAGCTGGCTCGCTTGCGGTGCTGCGCCTGTGCTGGCCCGGACGGCCAACACGACGCCTGTACGGGCGAATCCGCCGGGCGGAGGCGGTCACCACCGCCCGGGTCATCCACGGCTGGATTCCCCTGGACTTGGAGTTCACCGCGTTGGATCCGAGCTTCAATGCCGACACGGCTCTTGGCATCATCCTGTCGTTGGATTCGTCTGCCACCCGGGAGGGCTTCACCGCTCCGGTAAAGGCGCCGATCACCACGGGCGTGGCCAGCCCGGCGACGCGGCCTGGGTGGGTGACAAACGAGGGCAACACGGGAGCCTGGCCGAGCCTGCGCATCACCGGACCTGTGACCCATCCGCGCGTCCTGCACGTGGACAGCGGCCAGGTCCTCGACCTCGACGTGTCCTTGGCGCCCGGAGAAACCGTCGACATCGAGACCCGGCCTGGTACCCGCTGGGTCCTGCGCAACGGGTCCGGCAATGCCGCTTCCGCGCTGTCGTCGGCGTCGCGACTGGACCTCTTTCAGATCCCGCCCGGCCGGTCGGAGATTCGGTGGACCGCCTCCGACTACACCAACACCTCGCGTCTGGCCGTGACCTGGCGGTCGGCCTGGACCGCTCTGTAGAGAAAGGACTTACTGTGACGCTCGTCCAGCCGCCCATGCTCACCCACGGCGGCACGCACCCGGCCCGCGCCTTCAGGATGATGATCCGCGACCTGGCCCGCGGGAGCCAGGGAATCACCGAAGGCAACAACCTCAAGGTTCGCCAGCTCGCCACCCCCGGCGCGGCCGTCAGGGTCGGCGACGGCTCATCCGTGATCAGGGGGGCAGACTGGGGCCAGGGCTCCTACACCCAGTACAACGTCGGCGACGCCGTTGTTCCCATTGCCCCGACCGGTGCCTCCAGCCGTTCAGACCTGTTGATCCAGCGCATAGAAGACCCGGAGTACGAGGGAAACCGAAACCCTGCCACAGACGACATTGGCTACTTCCAAGTGCTGCCCAACGTCTCAGCGACCACCATGACCACTCCAGCTGGCATGACGGCCATCGTGCTCGCTCGGATCGACATCCCGGCCAACACCGCAACGATCACCGACTCGATGGTTCGTGATCTCAGGCAAATCGCGAACCCTCGCCGTACGCGCGAGCTGTTCACGGCGTTCCCGGGCGCGCTCGACCGCCTGACGAGCCACGATGATCGCTGGCACAACTGGCCCGCAGCCGCGCGGTGGAACATAGCGGTCCCTGAATGGGCGGTGAATACCAAGATCCTTACCACCGTCAGCACACTGCGCATGGACACCTCCTTCGCCTTCGCCTACATGCAGAACGTCTTCGGGACGATTCAAGGGCAAGACACCACGATCGACGACGACCAGGGCACCGGTATCCGCAGGAGCACCGTGATCATGGCCGACAACCTGACCCTCGATCCCGTCATGCGCGGCACAGTGCAGCCCCTCTACCTCCAGACCTACACGTCTCCGCGCGCGGCCGGAAACTTCGGCGTCGACGGCGGGACCTCCCTGATCTGCGACGTCGAGTTCACCGAAGGCGTCATCTGATCATGGCCACCTATCGGTACCTCACCCGTCATGCCCTGACCGGCGAGGCGTTGGCCTGGGACCTGCCGTTGTCGGATGCGGAGTTCGGCCCGGAGCTCAACGGCCCGGGATCGCTCACGGCGGTCATCGAACCCCGCCTCGCCGGCCTGGCCTTGTCACAGCTCGATCCCGGCAACACGCTGATTTTCGCGGAGCGAGACCGCACCTTGCTGTGGGGCGGCATCGTGTGGCGTGCGGACCCCGAAGGCCAGCAGATGCGCATTGAGGCCGCCGGGTTCGGCTCCTACCCCCAGCGGCGCTATGACGTGCACGGCAACCTCGCCGGACGGGGCCCCTACGTCCGAGCCGACCCCTGCAAGGTCATCCGGGACGTGTGGGCGTACTGCCAGGAGCAGCCCGACGGCAACCTTCACGTGGCCGTCGATGCGCCAGCAAGCACTGCCACCGTCGGCACAACGGCCGACCCTTACGCAGTGGCCTGGTGGGAGACCCGCCCCTTGGGGGCTGTCATCGACGACATGATCGCCGTGGAAGGCGGCCCAGAGTGGACCGAGACCGTCGCGTGGGATGGCGATGTTCCGACCCGCAGCATCCAGGTCGGCTGGCCGCGGCTCGGAAGCCGTCGCGCCGACATCACCTTCACCTCCGGCATCAACGTCGCCGAGACCGTCCCGGTGGTCTACGACGCCGACGCATACGCGCAGGTGGTCATTGGCCTGGGGGCAGGCGATGGCCGGAGCCGCCGACGTGCGATCGACGCGTCCCGCAACGGACGGCTCCGGCTGGAACACGTGCTCGAAGTGCCCTCGGAGAAAGCCAACGACCGGCTGGCCTCACGGGCACGTACCGAGAGCACCGCCCGCCAGGTCCTCGGCGAGGTCACCGAGATCGTCCTACGCGATCACCCCGCCGCCCGGATCGGCTCCTTCCAGATCGGAGACGACGTCCGGGTGAGCCTTCACGACCAATGGTCGAACTACGAAGGATGGTGCCGCATCACCGGCTGGACATTGAAGCCGCCCAGCGGGGACCAGCAGGAACAGATCACCGTTCGACTAGCCCGCACTGATCGTTTTACTTACGGAGCCTGACCATGACCGATCTCGTCATCCAGCTCGCCGCCCGACTTGCCGCCGTGGAAAGGCGGCTCGCCTCCATGACCTCAACCAGTCAGCTCGCCTACTCCTCCATCGAGGACGGCGCGGTGCAGGTGTACGACAGCAACGGGAGCCTTCGAGCTGTTATCGGCCAGCAGGCCGACGGCACTACCGGCATCAATGTCACCAACGGACCGGCCCCGCCCATGCCATCCCTGCCCGAAGTTCAGCCTGCGCTCGCCGCTCTGACCATCGCGTGGGACGGGACGTGGGAGATGACGGATCCCACCCCGCTGGACTGGTCACGCGTCGAAGTCCACATCGGCGCCGAGGAGCACTTCGTAGCGGATCAGGGAACGCTGCGCGACACCATCGAGACGCCGCAGGGTGGCACGGTCACCGCGCCGCTGCCCTATACACAGTGGTGGGTGCGTCTGCGTGCTCGGACCGCCGCCGGCGTTGCCGGGCCTGCCACGGCCGCGGTGGCCGGAACGCCGCGTCGCGCCGCCACGGCCGATCTCCAGGCCGGGGCCATCACCGCCGAACTCCTCGCGGCCGACGCCATTGTGGGCAAGACCATCACCGGTGGCGTCCTCACGGGCGTGGAGATCAACGGCGCGACACTGCGCACAGCCACCAGCGGGAGTCGCGTCGAGATCACCTCTGTTCCGGGAAGCGACCAGCAGCTCGCCTCCGGACGCGTCCGCCTCTTCTCCGGGTCACCCCAGGAGCGGGCGCCAGCGGCGGCCTACGCCACCTACGACGCCGCGACCAATGCCAGCCGCCTGACACTGATGTCCGCCGAGGTCGTCGACCCGGCACCCCCGCCAGGCCAGGTATCCGCCTTCTCCGCCGGCACGCCATGGCCCATGGCATCCGCTGAACTGTGGTCCGACTCGCAGTCGGCCCACATCGATCTCAATGCGGAATCCGTCTATGCCGGCGGCGACCTCAGTGTTCGCTACGAACTCAACGTCGGCAGCAGTGTCGAGATCGGCTCGACGTGCGCGCAGGTCACCCCTACCGGCGACTGGAACTTCATCGCCAGCAACCGATACTTCTCCCACGTCCGCATCGGCGGCAACGAAATCATCGGCGCGAAGAACGGCGCTTGGGAATCGCTGCTGTTGAACGCCAACCTGGTCGTCGACAAAGACGGCTGGATCGCACGCACAGGCCACGAGAGCTGGGAGCCGATCACGTTCGGAACGGGTTGGGGAAACTGGGGCAGCGGCTACGACCTGGTGGCTCACAAGATCTACCCCGACCGGACGGTGGGTCTACGAGGTCTGTGCAAGCGCACCGCCAAGACCACCCCCGCCACCGGCGAAGTGCTCGTCACCCTTCCGCCGGGGGCCAGGCCCCTCACATATATCCAGCAGTTCGCGGTCATCGTTCCCAACAACGGGGCGGCTCTGACCGTCAACATCAGCCCTTCCGGGACTGTGGCATTGGCTAGCCTCACCGCTGCTGCAACGACCGCTCTCGCTGCTGGGAACGGCTACCTGGACCTTGGGGTCATCAGATTCCCCATCGACTGACCCGCGGCCTCTTCGGGGAACCTCTATTCGTCGAGCCTGCGCGGGGCCATCCTGTCGCGATGTGGCCCTTCCGTCAGCTCCTTTAGGATGAAGAACGTGGCGCGGGGCCACCAACCGCTAGAGGAGACCGCGGTGACGCTCCCGCCGAGCGCCGAGCCCACTCTGTGGGAGCTTCATCGCGCCGTCGTTCAGCTTCGTGAAGACCAGCGAGACGATATCGCGCAGCTGCGTGATGATCTGCGCGGAGACATCGCTGCGCTTGCTACCCGCTTGGACCAGGTGGTCACCGTCGACGTGTATCGCGCTGATCAGCGAGCTACCGGCCAGCGCCTCGACGCGTTGGAACGAGACCTCTCGGCTGTGAAGGGGAGCCGGGAGGACGACCAGGCGCAGACCGCCGCCAACCGCCGTCTGGTGATCTCCGCTTTCATCGCACCACTGCTGCTGTCTGTCGTCCAGCTGTGGCTGGCCGCTCGCGGCAGCCCCTAGAACCCACCAAGCACAACCGGATCACCCACTTAGGCGCGGGGGAGAAGCAGGACGCGCCGTGGCTGACACCACCGCTGCACCGCAGGACCAGGACGCCTCGATCCTCCGCAACACGATCAACGGGCCGACCGTCGACAACGAGGAGGACCTCCTCCGACAGCTCTTCGGGGAGCCGAACGCTGACGGCATCTACGGTGGCCCCACCGGGGATGCCGTATGAGCCTCGACGGGATGATCGCGGAGGCGGAGAAGAGCCTTGGCCTGTCGGGCCGACCCAACTACATCTCCAACGACTACGCCTCGCGCAACGGACGCGAATACGCCGACGCGCCCTGGTGCGACGAAGGCGTCACGTACTGGGCGCGTCACGCCAACGAGTTCCAGGCCGTCTGCCACGGGACCGACTACGCCTACACCGTCTCGCATGCCCAGCGGTTCAAGGATGCGGGCGAGTGGCACGTCGACACCGACGGCATCAGGCGGGGTGACATCGTCTTCTTCGACTGGGATGGAAGCGACAGCATCGCGGCCATCGACCACGTTGGCGTGGCCACCGGTGTCAGCGGCGGCTATGTCTACACGATCGAGGCGAACACCTCCAACTGCGTCGCGCGCCGTGTCCGCACCGCGGGGACCATCGTCGGGTTCGGCCGCCCCTCGTACGGCTCCGCCGACACCGCCACTCCCCCACGCCACCAGGTCACCATCGACGGCCTGACTTACGGATTCGGCGCCCACGGCAATCACGTCACCGCTGTCGGCCGGGCGCTCGTCGCCCGTGGATTCGGGAGCCACTACAAGGTGGGCCCAGGTCCGGACTGGTCGGACGCAGACACCCTTGCCTATGCGGACTACCAGCGATCCATCGGCCTCTCCGGCAAAGACGCGGACGGCGTGCCGGGAATCGTCTCGCTGCACCGGCTTGTCGACCAGCCCGCCCCGCCCAAGCCCTCGCCGCCGGCAGCGCCCGTGTTCCCCGGAACGGGGACCTTCCGGATCGGCCAGACCAACGACAGCATCCTGCTGCTCGGCCGACGGCTCGTGGCCCGTGGATTCGGCTCCCACTACCGGGTGGGCCCCTCCCGCAGCTGGGGCGAAGCCGATCGCCTGAACACCGCCGCCTTCCAGCGAGCCCAGGGCTGGACCGGATCGGACGCCGACGGCTACCCGGGGCCCGAAACCTGGCGACGGCTTTTCAGCTAGTCGCAACCCATCCCCAGTAAGGAGTCCACTCCCATGAACCTTTACGCCTCGCTCCTGCGCACCGGCGTTCCTTCCGCAGTCGGCTGGCTCGTCGCGGTCGCTCTCCGCCACGGCCTTGACCTCGATGCCACCGCTGTTGCCGGAGCCCTGACCCCGGTTGCGATTTTCGCGTACTACGGCGTCTTCCGCTTCGCCGAGGAGCACGTGTCGCCGCGCTTCGGCTGGCTGCTCGGCTACGCCCGACCGCCGAAGTACGAGGGCTCGGAGCTTCCGCTGCCTAGGATCTGACCGGGCCGACGGCGTGAACGCGAGCGCCGCTCGAGAAGCAAGAAGAAGGCCCCCCGTCTCGCGACGGGGGGCCTTCGACCTCTTGGAAGCCCCCACACTACCGGGATTTCCGGGGATACGGACTCCGCTCCCGCACTGGTTACAATCTATATGCAGACGTACCGCGAGCGGGAGGCGATGAAGTGGCAGAGGATCAGAGGCCAGCGGCGAGGAAGCCGTACCTGGCCGGCGGGGCTGAGTTCGCCGGCCTGTACGACGTGAAGCGGCTCCAGGTGAGCCAGTGGATCAGCCGTGACCACACGCTCGGCTACCAGCACGCCAAGATCATCAGCGGGTCGCCGTACTGGCTGCTCCAGTTCGTGAAGGGCTTCGGCCAGACCACCCCGCGTACGAAGTACGTCAACGAGGTCGCGCTTGCCGCGCTGGTCAAGGAGCAGGACCCGGGTTACTGGGTCGGGCAGGTCGACCAGCTTCCGCCGCTCGTAGGGCAAGCCGAGCTGGTGTCGCTGTTCCAGTTGCCGTCCGGGGCCCTGCTGAGGAAGGCCGTCGGTACGGGCCGCTTCCGTCCGGCCAACTACACCCTGTCCGGATCGCCGATTTGGCTCCTGGAGCCCGTGGTGGAAGATGTGCCCGCGCTCCAGGCCGGAGCCCGCGGGGTGGACTGGGTGGTCGACGAACGGGTTCTGGCTGCACTCCGCGACGGCACCTACGAAGGTCCCGGCGCCAGGATCGTGCCGCGCGGCAAGGCCGCGCACCAAACGCCCAACTAGCTTGTCCAGTAGGTGACTTGTTCTTGATCTAACCCCTATTTGCATATAGAATAGAAGCGTATCCAGAGAGGGTGCGCATCGTTCGACTGGGGGTGAGATGCGGAATTGCAGAGGGCTGCCGGGCGTGGTCCGACGGCGTCGTCGATCGACATTCCTCTTGCCCAGAGATAGATTCCAACACTCCAGGGTGTTCGTACTATCTCTGAGGGGGAGAGCCTTGCTGATCGACCAGCCGCCGTTGTTCGGCACCATCCAGCCCGTTCGCCACCCCGCCGACGTCGGCGACCTGACCATCCAGCAGCGGTTCGAGGCGTTCCACGTACTCAACCCCTGGGTTCTCAGGGCGCTGGCCCGGATGACCGCCGACTGCGCGGAAAAGGGGTTCGGCCGCATCGGCATCGGGATGCTCTTCGAGCTCCTGCGCTACCAGTACGGCGCGGCGACCCGGGGTGACGAGTTCGCGCTGAACAACGACTACCGCTCCCGGTACGTCCGGCTCCTGCTGGCCGAGCACCCGGAGTGGTCCCCCCTCTTTGAAGTCCGCGCTCTGCGCGCGGACTGACCACGACCTCTTGGAGCCAGATCGTGACCACACCCGCGGGCACCGCCAAGCCGGCCGCCATCAAGCTCAAGACCCGCAAGCCGACCGGCATCGTGCCGTGGCCGCTGATCCTCATCGAGGGAGAAGAGGGCGCCGGCAAGACCTACTCGGCGGCCCAGTTCTCCGCCTCTGAGCGCATCGGCCAGATGTACTGGATCGACCTCGACGAGGGGTCGGCCGACGAGTACGCGGCGATCGAAGGCGCGAACTACCTGATCATCGAACACGACGGCACCTACCGGGACATCCTCGAACAGGTCGAGGCCGTACACGCCGAAGCCCGGCGTGCGGCGGCGGCCGGAGAGCCGCCGGTCGTCCTGACCATCGACTCGGGATCTGCTCTGTGGCGGATGCTGACCAACTGGACGTACGAGCGGGGCCGCAGGACGCGGAAGAACCGCAAGCTGCTCCAGGAAGACCCCGACGCGCCCTTCGACATCGGCCGGAACCTGTGGAACGACGCCCTGGAGCGTTGGAACAGGATCATCTACCTGCTGCGCACCCTCCCCGGAATCGCCATCGTCCTGGCCCGTGGCAAACAGGTCAGCGCCACCGACGACAACGGCCAGCCGATCCAGAACCAGACGGAGTGGAAGGTCTCGGCCCAGAAGGACCTGGGCTTCGACTCCACCTGCTGGGTGCGCATGAAGCGCGACGCCGACCCACAGATCGTCAAGGTCCGCTCCCTCCGCATGCGCGTGGAGCAGCGGAAGCCGCTCACCCTGCGGGACTTCAACATCGAGGACCTGGTCTTCAACGGCCTCGGCTGCTCCATCGAATCGCAACCGCGCGTCATGCCCGCGCTCGCCGGGGACTCGGTCCAGCCGTGGCTGACCCGCATCGCGGCGCTGAACGACAAGGAAGCCCTCGGCGCACTCTGGCGCGCGGTACCGGACCCGGTCAACCGGCTCGACCGGGAGGAGATCGCCACCATCCGGTCCGCCGCCGAGCAGCGGGCCGCCGAACTGGACAACCCGCGCTCGGAGATGGGTGAGGGCCCACTGACCGACGCCGACAAGCTCCGCGCCGCCGCCAAGCGGAAGGCCGCCGAGCAGGACGCGGACGCCGAGCAGTGACCGGCCCCCACCCATCTCTTGGAGAACTCGCATGTCCGTAGCCACCATCACCGACGGGACCGCGCCCTCGATCTGGGACGCGGCCCATGACGTCGACGCCCGGCGTCCCCGCTCCCTGCAAACCCAGCTCGGTGCATCCGACACCGTGTGCGGCCGACGCGCCGCGTACATCCTGCACGGCGTCACACCGACCGACCATGCCGACAAGCGCGCCGCGATCCTCGGAACCTTCATCCACTACGGCCTGCTGGAGTCGGCACGTACGGAGTACGGATGGCTCGTGGAACGCAGCGTCCAGGACGACCTGATCCGGGGGCACGTCGATGTCGTGCAGCTCGACGCGACGACAGCCGCCCGCCTGCCTGCCCGGCACAGACCGGTGATACCGGCGGACGTACTCACCGTGGAGGACGTGAAGACGAAGTCCACCTACCTGTGGGACCGCGTCCTCCGCTACGGGGCGACGGCGGCCGAGCTGCGCCAGGTCTACCTGTACGCGGGCGCGCTGCACGAGGTGGGGTTCGAAGACGTGCCCGGCCAGCGGTACCTGTCCCGCCTGGGAGCACTGGAGATCGGCCGCATTCGCTTCCGCTTCATCAACCGTGACAGCGGCGCGGAGCACATCCAGGAGATCGACTTCGATCCTCAGCGGGCGGCCGAGGCCCAGTGGTGGGTGGAGCGCGTGCGCGAGACCGGCGACCCCGAGGAGATGCCGCGCGACTTCAACGGGCCTGGCCTGGACGCCATCTGCGACTACTGCCCCTTCCGCTCCCTGTGCTGGCCGGGTACGGCCCCGGGTGTGCCGGAGCAGACGGCGCTGATCCACAACGACGCCGACCGCGAGCAGGCGCTCATCGACTACGTGAAAGGACACGAACTCGCGGGTGAGGGCGACCGGATCAAGAAGTTCGCGCGCAAGAAGCTGGACCAGTCCCCGGCCGGGGTCTACGGGCCCAACAAGCTGTCCTGGCGTGGCGGGAACGACGAGGAGAAGGACGACGTGGAGGCGATGGTCGACCTCCACGAGGTTGCCGGCATCCCCGTGCCGATGAAGCCGGACTCCGATCGGATGGTCAGGAACCTCAAGGCGGCCGGGTTGCCCGTCCCACGCCGGAAGACTGGGAAGAAGACGGCCCCGATCATCAACGTCGGGCCAGCCTGACCCGGAACCCCTGACTCCTCAGCCCCGCCCGTGAACCACGGGCGGGGCGCCCCGTCCTGCCGCCACGCTCGTACCGCCCAAGGGGAACCGTGTCCATCCAACTCATGATCGCTGCGGCGTATCTGCCGCCCGACGTGCTCAGCCAGAGCCAGAAAGCTCGCCCTCATGAAGATCGCCGACAGTGCCGACGACGAGACGCGTCTTGCCCGGCCTGGTCTGACCCGCCTTGCCGCTTGGGTCGGCGTGACCGACAAGCGCGCCATCACCATCGTCACGGAGCTGATAGCCAAGGGCCTCGTCGAGCGTGTCGAGACCGGCAAGGCGGGCCGGTCTGCGGTCTACCGGGTCTTCCCGCTCGGCGTACCACCGACGCCAACCACCCCGGATCTCAAAGCGGCTGCCGAGGCCCGCAAGGCTGCCCCCAAGAACCCCCGCAAGGCACGCGCCGGAGTGGTGCGTTCGGCTCCGGCCAAGCCTGCGATGACGTATCAGGATGTCGAAGCGCGCGAGGCCAAACGGCAGCAGAAGGCACAGAAACCGCAGGTGGAGGCAGGGTTCCACGCGGGGAACCCTGGTTCAGAGGCAGGGTTCCACGGGGGGAACCCGGAGGCGCCAGAAGGCCGGGTTCCACCGGTGGAACCCGATGAGTTCCACGGGGGGAACCCACTGGGTTCCAGCGATGGAACCCCTTCCTTCCCTGGTCCTTCCTCTGTCCTTCCTTTCCCCCCTACCCCCACGGCTGACGCCGTAGGGGAGCCTGCGCCCGCTTCGACAGACACTTCCCGGCCGGACGGCGAGGAGGAGCCGCAGAAGGGCTGTGCGCGCCACCAGGGCCGCCCTGCCGCCTCCTGCCGTGCGTGTGGCACCAACCCGCGCGCGGGCCGCCAGCGGGAGCGGGAGGAGGCGAAGGCGGCGGAGCACCAGGCGCGCGGGCAGTTCTGGGATGACTGGCACGAGGGTGCGGCCAGCCGCCGTCAGCAGGTTGAGGAGCGGCCGGAGTCGGTGAAGTCCGCTCGCAGGGCTGCGCGCGAGGCGCTGCTTGAGTCCAAGGCCCGCAGGCAGCAAAAAAACTTAGGCCCGCGAACGAATATTTCACCAGGAATCTGGACATCCCCAATATTGCATATAGAATAGAACCAAGAAGAGGGGGAAGGGCCCCCTCGACCCCGGAAGGACGCCATGAGCTACCTGCCCACTCTTCGCCGCGCACACAACGGCGCGCTCGTACTCGACGGCAGCGCCGCCGCTCACGAGCAGATCCGTACCCTCGCCGACCTCTACCGCGAGGACCCCGAGGGTGTCGGCGACATGCTGATCGAGATCGCCGATCTCAAGGATCGGGCCGAGCGGGAGCGCGACCTCGACGGCCTCGGTCACGCCGAGCACGTGCGGGACTCGATCGTCACCGAGCTCATCAACGAGATCGGCGGCGCGGAGATGCACCTCGACCCACGCGACAACCACCACGCCCTCATGCAGGCGCGCAGCCTTGCCCATCACGCACGGCGCATCGGCGACGCCGCCCAGCAGCGCGCCGACCAACTGGCGGCCCTGACCGCCATCGCCCGAGGGGTGCGAGAGCAGCGTCGGAGGCCCCCCATCTGCTAGCCGAGGCGATTCAATCCGTTCCAAAGTAGATCCCAACTCTGTACTGTTGAACGGCACAAGACCTCTTGGAGAGAAACCCGTGAGCAATCACTTCGCGCAGATGGCCCCGATGCCCGTGCACGGCAACACCGACGATCCGCTGTGGCGCAAGGTGTGGAACGCCTACGAGCCGGTCATCACCGCGCTCCGACGCATCCCGCTCGTCGCCGACGTCGAGATCTGCGGCGGCATGTTCGGCATCACCGCGCAGCTCACCGACGGATCGCACCTGTGGATTTCCTCTGTCGAAGAACTGCCCCTCGACCCCACGGAGGTCGAGGGCTGGCACGTCAGGCGCGCCCACGAGGACAACCCGACCATCGACGAGATGGTCTACAACTCCACCGTCGACGGCGAGCACGCGCAGCACGGCAACAACGTCGTCCCCCTCGTGCAGGCGATCTCCACTTTCGTCACCGAACGTCGCCTCGCGCCCAAGCTGATCGACCTCATGTCCGTCCAGATGGACGGCGTGACGAAGAACCACCGGCGTATCAGCAAGCTCGTCCAGGGCCCCTTCGACGACCGGCACGCGGCGGTCAAGGAGTACGGCTACGCCACCCACGAGCTGACCGAGCGCGGCTGGCGGTGCATCCACGAACAGGGCGGCACCGACTGGCCGCTGACCATCTGGGAACTGAACGGCGAGATCGTCACCGTCTACCTCGCCCACGTCGGCCAGGTGAGCGCCTGATGTCCGGCGCGGAGGCCAGCCAGCCGAGCGCGGCCGAAGAGGCGGCGAAGCGCCCGTGCGCCTGCGTGATCGCCCACGTGCAGAACGGCGAGGAGCGTGACCGCGCCCAGGCCGCGCTGGACAACGCGCTGAAGACCAACGACGCACACGCCGTGTTCATCGCCTGCCTTCGGCTCATGCAGCCCTGCCCGGCCCGCGACGAGGTGACGCGATGACCGTCACGTTCGCCCTGCTCGCGCTCGCCCTCGGCGTCGCCGCCGGCCTCGCCGTGCTCGTCGTCGACGAACTGCGCTGGGAGGCCCGCGAGCGGCTTCCGAGGTGCACCACCTGCGGCCAGCAGCACCACCGACACGCCGCCCACCGCTGAACACCGTCCGGCCCGCCCGCCCCGGGCCGGACGGTCACAGACCTCTTGGAGAACAACCCGTGGGATTCCAGATGTACGTCCAGAACCTTGACGGCACACTCGCCGAAGGCAACGAGAACTGCTTCCACTTCGGGTGGTTCGCGATGCCGCGAACGCTCGACGCCATGAACAACTTCGGGATGCTCACCGAGCTGCCCGTCCCGTCCGCCCCGGCCCTTTCTGCCTACGGCCTGGCGGTGGAGAACTTCCAGCGTGGCGTCCAGCCCGACCAGGCCACGGCCAACCGCATCGCGGAGTACCGGGCCGCCTACCAGGCGGTCCTGGACGCGGCGGAGGCCGAGCCGACCGGCATCCCCACCTTCAAGCTCGCGAACAACGACGGCTTCCTCGTCACCGTCGCCGAGATCAGTGCCGCGCTCACCGCCTACGAGGCCCACCCGCACGTGGACATCGCCGAGATGCCCGTCGGCGATCCGACTTGGGGGCGCTGGACGGCGTTCCTGCGCCACGCCCAGACGCACAGCGGTTTCCGCACCTACTGATCCTGGCCGCCGCCCGGCCCCGCAACGTGCGGGGCCGGGCGGCGCAGACCTCATTGGAGAACGACTACCACCATGGCCACAGTCATCGACCTGCTGTGCGGCGCAGGAGGCAGCAGCACCGGCCTCGTCGAAGCCGGGTATGAACTGATCCTCGGGATCAACCACTGGCAGCTCGCCATCGACACCCACGCCGCCAACCACCGCAACGCCGACCACGCCTGCATCGACATCTCCGGCTTCCCGATGCGCTACCTGCCCAACGCCGACGTCCTGTGGGCCTCGGTCATCTGCACTGAGATCAGCCCCGCGGGCGGGCGGCGGCGCGAGACCAACCAGATGAACCTGCTCGACCTGATCGACGAGGGCGAAGACTGGGAGGCCCTGACCAAGGATGCCTTCGAACGCACCCGGGTCACCGGCTGGTGTGTCGTCCGGGCAGCCGAGGCCAAGCGGTTCAAGGCCATCGTCGTCGAGAACGTCGTCGAGTTCGGCCTCGACTGGATTCTGTTCCCGAAATGGCTCGAAGCGATGGAACTGCTCGGCTACCAGTACCAGATCGTGTGCGTCAGCAGCGCCCACGTCGGCGACGACGTCAACCTGCGCGCCCCGCAGTGGCGCGACCGGATGTACGTGGTCTTCACCCTCAAGACCATGCGCAAGCCAGACCTGGCGCCCAGGCCGCTCGCGCCCTGCGTGGACTGCGGCGAGGACGTGCACGCCGTTCAGGCGTGGAACGTCGAAGGCGTACGGATCGGGAAGTACCGGCGCGACTACATCTACCGCTGCCCCAACAGCCGGTGCCGCCACGCCATGGTCGAGCCGTACGTCCGCCCGGCCAGCGACATCATCAACTGGGACGACCTCGGCACGCGCATCGGCGACCGCAAGAAGCCCCTCGTGGAAACCACGATGGACCGCATCCGCGCGGGCCTCATCAAGTTCCCGTACCGCCCCAGCTCGATCACCCTCACCCACGGCAAGGAGGGCGGTGACCGCGCGTACGCCGTCGAGGACCGGCCCCTGCCGACCCGTACGGCCAAGCAGGGTGACGCCCTCCTGGTGCCGACCGGCGGCTCGTGGAACACCGACGCAGTCCCCGTCGACGTGCCCCTGCGCACTCGCACCACCCGCGAGAGCGAAGCCCTCCTGACGGTCAACCCGTTCATCGTCGAGTTCCGGAACCACGCCACCGCCAGCCCCGCGAGCAACCCCCTGAGCGGGGTCACCGCACAGGGCAACCACCACGGCCTGGTCACCCACGCCGGCCGAGTGCCCGAGCGGGCGAGGAACACCCTCGTCGTGCCGTACCGCAAGGCCGCGGTCAAGACGGCCGCCGAACCCGTCCACACCCTGTCCACCCGCGACTCGGCCGCCCTGGTCCGCTCCGCGCCGGACATCGCCGACTGCTACTTCCGCATGCTCAAGCCCCGCGAACAGCTCGAAGGGCAGCGGTTCCCCACGAAGTACGTCGTCTACGGCAATCAGGCGGAACAGACCATGCAGGCGGGCAACGCGGTCTCCGTCAACGTCGCGCGGTGGATAGGCCAGCGATTGGAGCCCGTCCTGTGACCGGATCTCGCAGCGCCCTGGCAGGCACGCACGTCACCGAGCACGCGCCGTGCTGGGGCGATACCGACTTCGCCGTGGCCGACAACCGGTGGAAGACCGGCAAAGACCTGGTCGCCATCTGCGAACCCGTCCTCTACGTCTGCGGCGGCTGTCACTACCGAGCCGCCTGCATCCGGCAGGTACTGCCCGCCAAGAGCGACTTCGACGGCGTCTGCGGCGGCCGAATCTGGCTCAACGGCGTCGTCGTTCACGCCCTGCCGGACGCCGACCCATCCGAGCTGCCACCGGCGGTCATCCGCAAGTCGTGCGGAACCGCCGCCGGATCACGCGCCCATCGCCGCGCCGTCGAGCAGCAGTGCACCAACTGCGAGCCCTTCTACATCCCCGGGCCCAACCCGCTGGACGACGAGGACGACCCGGACGCACAGCAGCTCGAACTGCCCGACGTCGCCTGATCCCCCGAAGGAGTAGGACGCATGACCGACCAACGACCCATGCGCGAATTGCTCGGCCCGGTCGCGGCCGTGGCGCTCATCGCGCAGCTCAACCCGGATCTGCCCGCGCCCGGCATCGAGTTCGCAGCGATCTTCCATGACGGCGTGGAGTACGGCATGGGTGTCCGGCTGCACATGCACCAGCCCCAGGAGGGCGTCTACGAGCGGTGGGCGCACTTGATCGGCAGCAACGACCCGGATTCGCACACCAATCCGGTCACCACCGCCCAGGGCAACCTGTGCCGCCGCACCTACGGCAGCTACGCGGACATCCCCGTGGAGGCCGTCGCCTACGTCGCCCGAGCGGTTCCCCGAGCCGCCAACCACTGGGCCCTGGCGCTCGACGAGTCCGCCACCTGACCTCGGCCACGTTCCTCACCCCAACTCACAGCAGGGAAAACCATGAACAAGCAGCTCCTCATCGAGGACGTCGCCGCCAAGATCGGCTCCCGGACCGTCGCCGCAGAGGCAGTGGAAGCCGTCTTCGACTCGATCGTCCGCGCAGTGGCCGAAGGGAAGAGGGTCAGCGTGACCGGCTTCGGCTCGATCGAACCCGTGGCGCGTCCGGCGCGGCTCGCGCGCAACCCGCAGACCGGACTGCGCGTACAGGTGGAGGCCACCCGCGCGGTCCGCTTCCGCGCCGGAGCCTCCTTCAAGGCCCTGGTCGACGGCACCAAGCAGCTCCCGGACGAGGGCAGCGCCATCAAGAAGGCCCCCAAGACCCCCCGCACCTGACCTTCCAGCCGTGGCCGCCCCGGGAAAAACCCGGGGCGGCCCCATACCCCGCTACGACATGACGAACGGAAAGGTGTGCTGATGCACGAGGAGATAGCCGACCAGGTCTGGGAGGCGGTCGGAAGCTGGGTGGAGGGACGCCATGAGGAGTCCGCGCAGATCCTCGCCATGCTGGCGGAGACGCAGACGCCGTCGATGATGTACGGGGTCGCCTGCGGTATCGCCACCATCGCCACGGCGGCGCTGACGAAGATGCACGGCCCCCGCTCCCACGCCTGCTTCTGGGGCATTCGGACCGTAGGCGACCTGCGTCCGGAGGACATCGTCCCCCCGCACCATCTGTTCGCCGCCCGCTTCCTCGCCGCCTCCCTCAACAACGACAAGGACACGGCGGTGGCGCTCTACCAGGCCGCGTACACCTCCAGCGACCCAGACCTGTGGCCCGCGTGCATGCACACGCTCCTGGCAGCAACCGGAGAAGCCGTGATCGCGGCCACCACGGGGGCCCACCGGTGAACGGTGCTGCCACGGGCTCGGCCGACAGGCTGCGCGATGACGTCGCGGACCCGGCGACCTGGAGCGTCCGGGTATGCGGCGACCGCTGCACCACGTGCATCTTCCGGCCGGGCAACCTCATGAACCTGGCACCCGGCCGCGTCGCGAGCATGGTCAAGAAGGCCGTGGCTGACGAAGGGCACATCGTCTGCCATCAGACGCTCGGGGCGGAAGCCCCCGCCATCTGCGCAGGGTTCGCCAACCACCCGAGAGGGCGGGTTGCCTCCCTCTCGCTGCGACTCGCCCGCGCCGGCGTGCTGAGGATCGTCGCCATCGAGCCCGCCATGGTCACGCTGGTGAACCGGGAACGCCCATGAGCCACATACGAAACGGCCGCTTCTTCGCGGCCTGCCACCCGCAGGACAGTGCTCGCATCCGCATCGTTCGGTACGAGGAAGGGGACATGCGCGCCCTGGTCGCCGACGCGGCCACCGGGGCCCGCCAGCGCCTCATCCTCGCCTCCAGCCTTCACCCCACGGCTGTCACCGGAGCGGGGACCAGGCGCAAGAGCGGATACGCGCCAGAGGACGCCCCCCTGGCTTCCGGCCCGCCGCCGGCGACGCTCCAGCTCCAGCAGCCTGCGCCTGAGCCGACGGACTGGTTCGACGGGATGCCGGGGCGCCGCTTCCGTGTGGCATTGCCCCCGCGGCTGCTGCTCCTCAACTCCAACCAGCGGCTTCACCACCTCCGCCGCGCGGACATCACCAGGGTTCTGCGGCGCGCGGCCTGGGCGGCTTCGCGGGAACTGCCCGTTCTGGAGAGGGCCCACATCATCGGCGTGCTGCACCCCGACGACCGAGGGCGCCGCGATCCGGCCAACTGGTACCCGAGCTTCAAGGCGTGCGTGGACGGACTCGTGGACCAGGGCGTCCTGGAGGACGACGATCACACGCGGGTCGTCGGGCCGGACATGAGGATCGGACATGTGGTCAGCGGATCGCGCCTCGTCCTCCACGTAAGGGAGCTGGCGACAGATGGCACCCCCGCTGAGCTGCGGAATTAGCTCGGTCTCCGGGAAAGAAAAAGCACCCGAAATCTTGCAAACCCCCCTAATGCATATAGAATAGAACCAAGAAGAAGGGGGACCCACCCCCACCCGAACTCCGCCCGGCAGCCGGTGACAACACAACCCGGCCGCCGGGCGGCCCTATGCCAAGGAGGACACACGTGACAACGGTCGACCCCTGTCCGATCGCGGACCGCCAGGTCTGCCTGGCCACCCGCGACCTCTCGCGGGCGGTGCTGAGACGCCTCTGCGCGACCGCGGCCGGGATCGAGCCGCGCATCAAGACGATCATCGCCACCCAGACCGACGGCCCCGGGGAGTACGCCCTGTGGCGTCTGCACGGCGACGACGGGCGGCTCCTCCTCCAGTTCGACCTGCTCCAGAAGCCGGGCGCGGCGTGGGGCCCCCTCATCGGCGACGTGTCATTCCTCGCCCGGCTGGCCAACCTCCGCACCCATCCGCCCGGCTACTTCTACGTCCACCCGCTGCCAGACGCCCGCGACATCGCCATCCCTTTGCCGTCGAACCCCCGGGGCCTCGCCCCGCGCACGATTGGACCGCTCCAGTGATCGCCACAACCCCCGCGCTGCTCGTCCAGCCCGACGGTCAAGTCGACGAGATCATGCTCGACTCTCACCGGCCCGACCAACTGCGCTGCATCCGCTTCTACGTCCACGGCGCACGCGCCTACCCGCTCGGCCGCAGAGCCGTCGTCCACGTCGGACAGAACAGGGAGACCGTCAACAACGTCGCCGGGCAAGCATGGATGAGCGTCACCAGCGGAAGCCGCCCGCCCGTCCTGCGTGGGCCCGTTGTCATCACCGGCCCCGCCGACCGCACCGGCGACTTCACCCCGCTGCCCGCGCTGAGCGCCGACGCCGTGCGCCGCGCCGCCGGCCTGCTGTCCGGCACGTTCGCCGTGGCGCCGGACGTGAGCGTGGCGCAGCATCGCGGCGGGCGCGCCCACCAGTGCGACGCCTACGCCGTCAAGCGCGACAAGGGCAGCGGTCGCTGGGCCTTCGCCGTGCTCGATGGCGTCGGCGACACCCCCGAAGCCCGCCGCTTCGCCCAGAAGTTCGCACCGCGCGTCGCCCGCGCCGCAGCCCTGTACTGCGATCCCGCCCGCGCCCTCGCGGCAGCGCGCATCGAGGCCCGCAACGAAAGCCGCTGGGGCTTCGACCCCGCGACCGACCCCAGCGCCGTTGCGGTCGTCGCCGTGGCAGACCACCGCTCGCCGCTCATCCGCTTCGCCTGGTGCGGCGACGCGCGGGCCTACCGGCTCACCCCGATCGGCACGGCGGTACCGCTCACCCGTGACCACAACTTCGCCGAGGAGCAGCGGTCCCGTGGCCGAACCCCCGGCCCGTACGACCGGGACTTCATCACCTCCTGCCTGATGCGCGGCTCCATCACGGCAGGGGTGGTCGAGCGGAAGTACGCCCGCCGACTGCTGCTGTGCACCGACGGCGTCCACGCCCCGCTGGAGCGGCGTGGGCGCGAAGTCGGCGGCATCCTCGACCTCGCCACCGACGCCAAGGACGCGGCCACGATGTGCGTCGCCGACGCGCTGAAGGCCGCCGGGCCAGAGGACGTCCCCGACAACGCGACAGCCCTGGTCGTGGACTTCTCCCGCAGCTAGGCCAGCCCTTCCCGACCTGATCACGGGTGCACCACACTCCGAATGCCCATAGAAAAGAAGCATTTGGGTGGTGGGGCGCCCACCCGAACCGGAGGACCCATGCCCGCCCGACCCCCGACACCAGTCATCAACACCCCGGAGCACCACTTCGGCGCCATGTTCCTGGTCATCGCCACCCGCCAACCCGACGACGCGACGCTCCGCGCCGCCACGAACCTCATCGACAGCGCCGCCACCGCGTGCTGGGCACTGCGGCCCGACGACCTCGCAACGCTCACCCAGCAGCAGTACCGCCAGCTCCTCGACTACACCGCCGCCCCCCAGGTCCTCGACCTGGCCTTCTACCTCGGCGGCGACAGGAAGCAGATCCGCACCCTCATGGATCACATCGGCCGCGAGATCGCTCATGAACTCCTCATCCACTACCCCCCGCTCGAAGTCCAGGGCTGACCCGACATCCGCTGATCCAGGAGAAACGGCATGAGCCAGCTCGACCTGTTCGCTGACGCGAACACCCCCGACGAACCCTCAGCTCCACTCGCCCCCGCTGCGACGCCCCGCAGATACCTCACTGACCTCCCGCCGGCGCTCACACCCGTCACCACTCAGCCCCGATCCAAGCCGGTTGCGGTCAAGCCGACGCTCGGCCGCTACCGCCCCACGCAAAGGAACCCGCACGAGACCGCCTTCGAGATCGCCGAGGCCGTCAGTTACGCCTGGCATCACGCCCAAGGCGGACCGGGCATCGAAGTCCCCATGGGCGTAGGGGCCACGCTCGCTCTGTGGCCCCTGCGCGGCCCTGACGCCTACCTCGCCGCCGACTGGTGGCTCAGCCTTGATGACGACCAGCTCCTCACCGCATTCCGTGAATGCTGGGCACGCTGGTGGCTCATGCGCCCGGACCTGATCGACCGAGCCACCCCGCTGCACAGATGGGTTGAGGACGAGAATCCCGGACCGACGCGCGCCCGCGCCGTCAGGGCAGTGGTCGAGGCCGCTCTCACGAGGGGCCTGCTACACCTGACCAGCAACGATGACCCGTACTACCGATCCACCACGGACGTGATGGGCGCCCTGTTGGCCATCATGCGCTCGAAGGGGGCCCACGACGCTCTCGCGGAAGTTCACACGCCGCCAGAGGTCGCCGAGCTGATGGCCCGGATGCTGCTCGACGACAACCTCACGCCGGGGATGAAGTTCGATGAGCCCGCCGGCGGCACCGGCGGGATGTACCGCGCGGCCGCACAGATCATGCGGGAGAGGAACACCGACCCGCACGGGTTTGGATGGTCGCTGACCGACATTGACGAACTCGCTGCCGCTGGGGCCGCCGTCAACGCGATCATCTGGGACCTGGGCCCGCACGTCCTGATCGCCTGCGGCGACACCCTGCACGATGGCAACCTGATCGCGAAGGCCGCCGAGCGGGCACGTGGCGCCTTCGAGCGGCGTGACGAGCTGCATTCCCAGGCAACCTTCCTCGCGGCACTGCAGAAAGTCGAAGCCCTGGTGCGCAAGGTAGCCGCCTGACCAGGGCAGACGCCCCCAAAATCTCGCATCGGTGATCTTGACCCTGCTCTAAATGCATATAGAATAGAAGCAACGAAGGGGTTCCGATGACCTACAAGCGAGGCGACCGCATCGCCCTCATCCACACCACCGACCCGCACACCGAACTCACCGAAGGAGACGAAGGGACCGTCCACCGGTACGACCCCAACCTCGCCCAGCTCTACGTCACCTGGGACAGCGGCTCCACCCTCTCGATGCTCCTGGACGACGGCGACGAGGTGCGCCCCGCATAGCCCTCACGGGCCCGCCCCTCGCCGGGCGGGCCCGAGGCCCACCAGCAGACCTCTTGGAGACACGCATGCTCATCACCGACGCCGCAGTCCGAGAAACCGCGGTCACCCTCGTCCAGAGCCTCGGCGGAGACTGGACTCTCGACCCCGAAGCGCCCGCCGACGGCGCAGCCCACCTCATCTACAGCGATGGACGAGCCATCAGCTTCCGCCCCATCCTCGGCGGAGCCACCGTCCAGCTCTGGATCACCGGCAACGCTGCGCCCACGCTTCCCGACAGCGCCACCCCCGCCGAATATGCAGCCCACGAGGCGCATATGGCCGCGCGCCTCGACGAGGGTCGCCGCTACAACAAGGCGGCCAGCCTCGTCACCGAAGAAGAGGAAGAACCCGCGGTCATCATCCTGCGCACCCTCGAAGACCTCCTCCCGGCCTTCGAGTACAAACCCCGTTACGTCGGCCACCGGCCGTGGATAGACCTCTTCCACAACGCCCTCGCGGCCGTCACCGCCGAACGCGACACCGCGCCGGCCGCCGTCCCCGCCGTTGATGGCAAAGACGTTGCGGAGGTCGAGCCTGAGCCGGTCACCGAAGCCGAGCCGGAGCCCGAGCCCGTCGCCAAAATCGCGCCCGAAGCGGACACCGAACGGGAGCCGGACGTCGAGGCCGAGCCGGAGCGTACGAGCGAACTGACGACAGCGCCCGAAGCTCAGTCCGAAGTAGTAGATGCTGCACCCGAACCGCCCCAAGCCGAGAAAGACACCGGCGAAGTCGAGGACCAGCCCAAACCAGCCGTGAGTCCGCGCCCCCGGAAGCGCGCGCCCAAGCGTCGCCCGAAGGCCAGCACTAACTGACCTGTTCGACTCGACAAGGGGCGCGGCCACGCCGCGCCCCTACTGGAGAGCCATGAGCAACGACACCGGAGCCGTAGCCCGCCACCGCCACTACATCAGTCTCCGAAACGCCGACAGAGAAGTCCTCCGTACGACCTGGTCCATCGGGTACGGGGACCCCGGTGTCCCTTCTCAGCGAAGCGAGTCGTCGTCTCACCCAACCCACCCGCCAACCGAATCTTGGCGGGTCCGGCCCCGAGGGGTGGGCTGGGTCTGGAAGTCCGAGGCCAGTCCTGGAAGGGACTGAGACTGAGGGCGTCCGGAGCAGCGGAGTACAACTGCTGGCCGGAGCGCGTCTACTCCGGGGGCATCTGCCACGGGTGGACGCACGCGATGAGCTCGGGGTGGTACAGCGTGCCCGGTCCGCACTGGAAGTCGAAGCGAGTGAAGTCCCCATCAAAGTCCACGCAGCGGTGGAACTTTGACTGGTCGTCCGGGTTAGGGAAGAAGCCCTCCTCCGTGCAGGCAGGAGGTGCAGCGGCAGCCTGCGCGGGGACCGAGTAGGAGAGGCCGGCGAGGGCGAGCAGCAGAGCGGCTGCGACGCGGCGCGTACGATTCATACCCCTTAAACGATCTTTTCGGCCTCAGGATGTTCGCCGCAACAGGTGATGCGAGTAGCTCACCAGTCCGAGGGGACCTCCCTGTCCGCAGCAGGCCCTCGGCAGCCCGACGCCCAGCCGCCGGGTCACGAGCCATCAGCTCGACCAGTTCCTTGCCCAGTGCCGTCGCAGCCAGTGTCACCAAAAGCCGGGACCGTGGTTCTTGTCGTCTCTCATGCCTGAAGAACGACGCCTGACGCGGCACGCAACGCCTCACGCGACTGGGTTGGGTGAGACGACGACTCGCCTCGTTGAGAAGGGACACCCGGCTACACCACGCAGTTCGGCACACCGCCGGAACTGTCCCGTCTCACTTGACCTGGTCCCGATCTCCGTTGATCTGGTCCGATCCGCCTGGGAAAGTCCAGGTCAAGTGAGACGGGCGTTCGTTCGGGTGTTTCGCCGTGTCAGGGAGTAACCCGGGCGCTTCTTGATCGTTCCACGTGGTGGTCGGCGTACTGGGTCCGGCCTCGGGGCTTGTCCTTTCCCGCGCGGTGGCGCGGTGTGATGGAGAAGTGCCGGATCGGGTTCCTACGGTGGGCCCCGCGCCGGGGCCGGGGGGATGTTCGAGGATGTGTGGGCTGGTTGGTTATGCCGGGTTCACGGGCCGTGTGCCCCGGGGCACCGGGGACACCTCGCTGAAGGAGATGACGGAGACCCTGGCATGCCGGGGGCCGGATGCCTCGGCCAGGTGGGCCGAGGACGCGGCGGGGTTGGGGCACACCCGGCTGGCTACCGTGGACCTGGTCGGGGGCCGGCAGCCGATGGTCCTGGTGCGCGGCGGGCGCACGGTGCTGGCGGTGGCGTTCACCGGTGAGGTCTACAACCACGCCCGCCTGCGCGGGGAGCTGACCGCCCTCGGGCACCGGTTCACCACCCGCAGCGACAGCGAGGTCGTGCTGCACGCCGTCGACGCCTGGGGCGAACAGGCACCCGCCCGACTGGAGGGCATGTTCGCCTACGCCGCCTGGGAACCGGGCCCGCGACGGCTGACGCTGGCCCGGGACCGGTTCGGGATCAAGCCCCTGTGCTACACGCGCGTCGGCGACGCGGTGGTGTTCGGCTCCGAACCCAAGGCGGTGCTGGTCCACCCGGCGGTGACCGCGCGACTGGACCTGGACGGCTTGCGCGAACTGCTGCTGTCCGCCCACCCGATGATCAAGACACCCGGCCGCAGTGCCTTCGCGGGGCTGCACGAAGTCCCGCCCGCAACCGTGGTCACCGCGACCCCGCAGGGGATTCGCAGCCACCGCTACTGGTCGCTGACCCCGGTCGAGCACAGCGAGGACCTGCCCGCCACGATCGCGCGCGTCCGGCACCTGCTCGAAGAGGCCGTCACCGGGCAGATGGCGGCCGACGTGCCGGTGAGCGTCCTGCTGTCCGGGGGACTGGACTCCAGTGCGATCGCCGCTCTGGCCCGCCCGGCGGCCGGGACCCTGCACACCCTGTCGGTGAACGTGGGCAACCAGGCCAGCGAGGCGGACGCCATGGGACGCGACCCGGACGGCCCCTACGCCGAGATGATGGTGCGCCACCTGGGCAGCTCCCACCGCCGGGTACTTCTGGGCGCCGACGTACTGGCCGACCCCGCCCACCGCGCCCGGGCCGGCACGCTGCGCGACGCGCTGACCCTCGGGGACTTCGACACCTCGCTGCTCCAGCTGTACCGCGCGGTTCGCGAGGACTTCCCGGTCACCCTGGCCGGCGACGGAGCCGACGAACTCTTCGGCGGCTACCGCTGGTTCACCCCCGCGGCCGCGGCAGCAGAATCCTTTCCCTGGGACACCGTGCTGGAACGCGCGGACCTGACCCGGCTGCTCGACCCGGCCCTGGCCGCCGCCCTGGACCTGCCCGCCCACCGCGCCGAACTCCACCGGGCCGCCTGCGCCGAGATCGAGCACCTGCCAGGAACCACACCCGCCGAGGCCGCACTGCGACGCGACAGCTACCTCAACCTCACCCGGTTCCTGCCCTGCCTGCTCGACCGCGCCGACCGCCTGAGCATGGGCGTCGGCCTGGAGGTACGCGTCCCGTTCCTGGACCACCGACTGGTCGAGTACGTCTTCAACACCCCCTGGAAACTCAAGACCTTCGACGGCCGCGAGAAGAGCCTGCTGCGCGCCGCCGTCACCGACCTGCTCCCCGAACCGGTCCTGACCCGCCGCAAGAGCCCCTACCCGGTCGTCCGCGACCCCGCCTACCGCACCGCCCTGACCCTCCAGGTGGAGCGCGTCCTGGCACACGCAGGCCCCGCCACCGACCTGTTGGACACCGCCGCCGTCCGCCGCCTGCTGCTGCACCCCCACGGCGCACACCGCTTCCCACGCGAGGGACTGGAACTCGTCCTGGACCTGGACCAATGGCTGCGCACCCACCGGCCCACCCTCCAGTTCTGACCACCCGGCCCCCACAACCTCCCCACCGAGAACCACAGGAAACCGCCATGCAGCACGCCGTCATCACCTCAGCCGTCCGCACACCCATCGGCCGCGCCCACAAGGGCGTCCTGGCCACCGTCCGCCCCGACGACCTGCTCGCAGCCACCGTTGCCGAGGCCCTGGCCCGCACCCCGGGCCTGGAACCGGGCCAGGTGGACGACCTGGTCGTGGGCTGCGCCCTGCCCGGCGGTGAGCAGGGCTTCAACATCGCCCGGATCGCCGCCGTACTCCTCGGCTGGGACCACGTGCCCGGTGTGACCGTCAACCGCTTCTGCACCTCCTCGCTGCAGGCCGTCCGCATCGCCGCCCAGGCGGTGCGCTGCGGCGACGCCGACGTCGTGATCGCGGCCGGAGTCGAATCCCAGTCCCGTCTGGCCCAGGGCAGTTCCGACACCTGGCCCGGCACCGAGAACCCCGCCTTCCACACCGCACGGCAACGCACCATCCGACGCTCGCAGGCCGGCGCCGGGCCCTGGAGCGACCCGCGCAACGAGGCCGGGCACCCCGACCCCTACATCCCGGTGGGGCTGGCCGCCGAGAACACCGCCGACCTGTACGGAATCACCCGCGCCGAGATGGACGCCTACGCCGCACGCTCCCACCACCTCACCCAACAGGCCCTGGACCAGGGCTTCCACTTCGGTGACATCGTCCCGGTCAAGACCCCGGACGGCACCACCGCGACCGCCGACGACTGCCCGCGCACCGGAGTGACCCAGCAGAGCCTGGCCGCCCTGCCGCCACGGTTCCGACCCGACGGCAGGATCACCGCCGGCAACAGCGCCCCACTGTCCGACGGCGCCGCAGCCCTCGTCGTCATGTCCGAGACCTACGCCCGAGCCCACGGCCACACCCCGCTCGCCCGCATCCTGGCCACCGCCGTCAGCGCGGGCACCCCGGAGACCGAGGGCCCTGCCCCCGTCGCCGCGACCCGCACCGTCCTGAACCGCGCCGGCCTGTCCCTGGCCGACCTCGGCACGGTCGCCGGCAACGAGCCCTTCGCCGCCCAGATCCTGGCCTACTGCACGGAACTGGGACTGGACCCCGAACTGATGAACCCACACGGAGGCTCGATCGCCCTGGGCGAACCCTACGGCGCGGCAGGGGCCCGACTGACCACCACCGCACTGACCACCCTGCGCCAGGACGACCTCGACACCGCCCTGATCAGCATCGTCGCCGCTGGCGGCCAAGGCATGGCCATGGTCCTGGAACGCACCACGTAA